AGTTGGCATATTTTTCTATTTTTATTGGTTAAAAAAAAGGGGTGGGTGTTTACGCCCACCCCGTGTTTATATTTTCCTTGTCGGATTAGGTTACATTAATTACAACTTGTTGAGTTGGGTTGGTAGCAATGATACCACCTGTGAAACGCATGATTACACGAACATTCTGTGAACCATCGATATCGCTCATGTCGATAACCTTCACTTCGTTGTAGTCGCTCAACAAACCAGTTCCAAAGTGCAAATCGCTCTTCATACCCAATACACAATCGTAGTCGTTAAGACCAGGACACATGGTTACGGGGATACCTTGGAAGTTCATTGGCTTTTCACCAACATAGAATTGGAAGTTGTAGTTACCAGCGGACAACGCGGCTTGGTATGCTTTCATTGTGGCGGGGCCAACATAGTATTGGTAACCTTCTTTGCCGTACAATGCAGCGGGTGAGTAATCCAATGCTTCTTGCAAACGAGCAACAACATTCGATCCACTTGTTGCACCAGAGAATGGGCGTACAATTGCAGAGTTATCAATCAAGTAACCTACCATACCATCTTGACCAGCAACGATGGCGGAATCATACCAAAGGTTTGATTTCCAAATACCCAATTCGTTTGCCTGGGCTACTTCGGCGGCGGTTTGAGCCAACATGAATTCTTCAAAAGTTGCGGGAAGTTTCTCAAATGCGCTGAAACCCGCTTGTGCTGATTCCCAAGTTGTACGCAATTGGTTTTTACACAACTGCAAGTTCACTTGCTTTTCGATGGTGGTCAACACATATTCGCCCAATGTTACTGAACTTGAATCTGTGAAATCACAAGTTGCATCGGCGATGCTGATTGAATCTTGGTAGTTACGGATAACTTCTTTGAAAGCCACATTGGGGTGCAATGTGATAAGTTCTTTTGCCAAGGTTTCGCCTGACAACAGAGCAGCCGCAATGTATTTGTTACCAAATAAACCCGCGTAGGTGTTTGGCGATACTGTTGGGCCACTCAAATGGGTTTTGATAAGATTATTTTTCATTTTTTGTGGTTAGTTGAATAGTTGATTAAATACACGATCCTTCAAAGTTTCTTCACGCTTGGCACCCAATTTGAAAATCAAATTGTTTTCCTTGGTGTTGGCTTCGGGATTGAATGGTGTGTGTGGTGCGGGTTCGCTTGCCAATCTTTCTTGGAGTTCTTCGTTCTGTGCTGACAATGCAACCTTTTCGGCTTCCAATGCACTCAAACGGGCTTCAAATTTGGCTTCCAATTCGCTGATTTGCTTACTGAAATAAGATTCTTCCATTTCGGTTTTGCTTTTTACTGTGCGTTTTGGCTTCATCATTTCTTCCTTGATTTCATCCTTCATGATATCGTTTTGGGCTTCAACTTCCTCAACGATTTCTTCTTCTTCAACCTCGGCTTCTTTCTTAGCGATTTCAACGATTGTTCCGTTTTCATCAACTTCGATGATGTTGCCATCTTCCAATGCGAATTCACCAGCGGGTGCGGCGATTTTACCATCCTCGGTTACAATAAAAACCGCTTCACCAACTGCGAAGGTGTCGGCTTCAAAAATGGCTTGGCCATCTTCGGTTTTTACTTGTGCCAATTCAACCGCCTTTGGTTCTTCGGCCATGCCGAGTTTTACCATAATGCGATCCAAAATTGTTTCTGCGTTCATACTCATAAAACTTTATTATTTGTTAGTGTTAGATTTTTTGTACTCATTGAGCAATTCCTTTACTTCTTCCAATACGCTTGGGGTTTTGCTCATTTTCATTTTGTCGGCAAAGTAACCTTCAATACTGAACCCTTTGAATTTGCCATCTTTGGCATCGTTCCACACTTCATCGTTGGTAACTTTCAAACACCCCATCCAAGTTCCGATTGGATCGTTCATACCATAGATTGCAGATTTGTCCTTTTCCATGTCCTCTTTCAACCAAGATTCAACCATGCAAACGCCCTTAACTGCCAATTGGTGTTCAATGGTTGCGTTGTTTTGGTTGCCTTTCATTAAAAACATTTGTGATGCCTTGGCAACTGTCTGTTTGGAAAAGTAAATGTAAAATTCATCCATTTCACCATCCACCACTTGTTTGCGGTAAATGGGTTTATCTGGAATCAATATCGGCCCCATCAAAATTCGCTTTTCGGTGTCAACCTTGGCAAACTTTACTTCATGGGATTTCAATGCCACAAAATTGGATTCAATGGCGGGGGCTTCCACGATGCTTATTGCATCAATCCCACTTGCCATTTGTTGTTCATCCAATATGAGTTCTACAATTCTCATTATTTAGGAATTGATGCGACTTTATCTTGCATACTGCCCAAAGTATCGTCAATTTGACTTGCGTAATCAAAAATTTGACCAATGTTTTTCTCCGATTCACTACCTTTAACTGGAACACCTAATTGCTTGGCCAACGCATCAAATTTCTTGTACAAATCTTGACCTTTTTTTGAATACAAAGTACCCAATTTTTTGTTCATTGAATAGAAGGTGTATTCTTTTTTGAGTACCTCGATGGCTTTTGCAATACGAGCATCCGCTGCGTTTGCTTTATCCAAAGTTGATTTGACATCCTTTAATACCGCTACAATATCATCGGTAATTGCTAAATCTACTTTCATCGTACCCATTTCTACTTTGGTAACTTCCGTAACGGCATTTGATGCCATGAATTTATCGAATGATGTTTTCATATTACTAATAAAACTTATTACCCTGGGAATGTTGCATTTTGTTGGATACGGCGGTCAAGGGCTTGTTGGGTACTCATGTCCGTTGCAACTGTGTACGCCTTGATTGGTTTTTGTTGTTGACTTGCCAAACTCTTTGCAAGTTGTGCCGATGGATCAGCCGAACCACCCACGATTGAAACGCTTGGCCCCATGCTTGGTGCTGATGATGATGTATCGTTTGCACCTGGGATTGGTGTTGCAGTCATTTTACGCACATTCGCAAAACCCGTGGCGATGATGGCCGCTGCGTTAATGTATCCCAATGGTGTTCCCGCACCCGCTGACAATGCTTTGGTTGCACCCGCATAAGTATCAATGATGGCACCCGCAATTGCCAATCCTTTGGCCGCTGCCGTTTCTTCACCGATGGCATTACCAATTGCCACCAACGCATTTGATGTGGCATCATACAACGCCATTTTGGTATCAAATTCTTTTTGCGCTAAATCCTTCTTTTGGGCTTCTTCGTTTTTGGCAATGTCAATTCGCTTGGTTGCCAAAGATTGTTCCAAATCTGTTGTGGCTTGCCCCGCATCTTTTCGGGCTTGGATTTGGTTTTGTAATCGTGTTAATTCCAAATCCTGCAATGCCTTTTGCAAATCCTTTTCATTAGTTATGGTTTGCGTTAATCTCAATTGTTCCTTGGCGTATTGTTCATCAATAAATTTGGCTTCATCTTGTGCCGATTTTTCCATGAACGCTTTTAATTCTTCATCCGCTTTTTTCTTATCATCCAACTTTTTCTTTTCCGCACTTTCGGCAATTTCTGTTAACTTGATTTGATTGGCTTCCTCCGCTTCTTGAATCAATCTATCCCTTTCGGCCTTGGTATATTTGCCACGGGCAATTTCTCTTTTGGCATTGTCCAAATCAAATTCCGCTTGTTTCTTGGCCTTGGCTTCTTCATCCTTGATTGAATCAATGATGTTCTTTCTATCCGCTTCACGGATTTTGTCGGATGCATCACGCCTTTGGCTTGCATATTCTTTGCGCTTATCCTCCAAATCTTTTTGGCGTTCTTCCTCGGCCTTCGCCGCTTCCTTTTTCCGTGCTTCTTCTTCGGCATCCAATTTCTTGGCTTCCTTGTTGAACAAACGGCGTTTTGATGCCAATTCAGTTTCCGCATTTTGCATTTGAACAATTGCATCACTTATCGCCTTTTTACTGGCTTCGGTTTGACCATTCAACTTTTGATCCAACTGTGCGGCCTTCAATCTGTCTTTGGCAAATTGCAATTCCTTACCCGCCAAATCAGTTTCACTTTTTCGGATTTGGTCGAGTGCTTTTTTTCTATCCTCCAACGATGCATTTGAATCCGATAACAATTCACGGGCTTGTGCCAATTCCTTGTTCCCCTTTGCACGGGCTTCATTCAATGCCAATTCCCTATCCTCCAATTCATCTTGTAAATCGGCTAACTTCCTTCCCTCCGTTGCAACCGAACCGAACAAACTACCAACCAACTCCAAGGCACCCGCTAAACCATCCACAAGCAATGTCGCAAACCCAGAAACCGCTTCAATAATTGGATTAAGGATTGCACCAAATATGGATGTTAATCGTGCCAATGAATCCATCCCCGCTTCGGTCTTTGTCAATGCCCCTTTTAACGCGGCGAATATGCCCACCAATGCAGCGATAACCGCACCAATAGGATTGGCTACCAATGCCAACATCGCACGCCCTAAACCCATCAATGATGATGCGGCGTTACCAACCGAACCTGGCAATTCCCCAAACTTGTTTCCAACATCCGCTATTTTCCCACCAATACTTCCAAACGCTTTGTTTGCCGTATTGCTGAATTTACTAAACGCGGATTCCGCTTGGTCAACACTTTTGGTATCAACCTTTACTTCGTATTCGATTTCATCTGCCATGATTTGATTCTCCTTTTAATGTATTTTGTTGTTTGTTTCCAAGTTTGATTGTATTGGTTTTTACCCTTGGCGATTTCCACATTTTGTGAAACGCCGTACCATTCTTGGGATTGTGCTAATTTTATAATTAATGATATCATTTTTTGAGTATTAAAAAGTTGGATTTCAAAATGGTGATGGTGTGCGAACCACCCGTGTACATTTTCCAAACAAATGTTACTTCATCCGTGGGGGCCAAATCCAAAATGGTGTCAATTTGAATACTATGGAAGTTGGAATCCGTGGCAGCATAAGCCGTGGTGTTGATGCCATTGATTTGGATTGCATATTCAATTGATTTGTTTCCACTTTGCCCAAACGAAGCCATCCCCGTGAACTTGTATTGGCCACCATCGGTGCATACATATTTTGATGGGTTCAATGTGGCCGTGATGTTCTGCACATACCCGATTGATTCTTCTTCTTCCA